GCCACCGTCTAGAATATCAAATTCCATGCGGAACTTGTAATCAACACCGCTTGGTGCTGAACTTTGTTCCATAAAGTCAAACTGCTTCTGGATCTGCTCACCAATGAGTTTACTGACTTGACCGGTTGCATCATCACGGAAGTTGATTGTGGTTTCTTGCCACTCTGGCTTGCCTTGCAAGTATACCTTTGAGTTGTAAACATCAATGGTAACAGGTGAAAATGTTACGTTTGGACGCTTGATATCTACCACTTGCTTGGTTAGTTCTGTGGTTGGGTTAGTTACACCAAGATTATAAAAGCTCGCACGGAAGCGATACTTTAACTTGGGCATCAAAAGACCTTGGCTACTTGCACTTTGGTCATTTGATAGTGGAACTGTAAATTTGCTTAAACTTGCTACGGCCATGTTATTCTCCTATACTCTTATTTATCTATATTCTTAAGTTGACGATGTACCTAGGCTTGCTAACGCACCTGGGTTATACAACGCAATAGGAATGTAAATAAATTCAACATCACGTGCTGGCTCAATTGCTACGTCCACGTACAACTGATTATTGGCAATAGTGCTAGAAGTGTTGTTGCTAGTATCACACACTACCAAGAAGTCGTAAACACCACGCTTGCTTAGAATGTCATTTAATGCACTTTCAATTTGTGTTGCAATTGACTTACGTGTAACCTGATCATTTGGCTCAAACAAATAACCATTTGATATAGATTTAAACACAGTTCTTAGATAATTTTCTAAGCGTACTACATTCACACGATTACGTGCTGTACTGGTACCAGACTTGGTCTCTTGACCCCATACCACAATACCGACTCCTGGTAACTGTGTGATTGGATTGATGTTCATTGTATATAATGAATCACGTAGACCTTGTCCAATTGAGTTATGTATCCATGCACCTGTGTTGGCGTTAACGTAACCAACATCTTGAATGTTGCTTACTAGACCACGGTTTGTTCCGGCCGGAGCAAACCAAGGATAGCTAACGTTGTCGCTGTACAAGAATGTACGCAATACTGAATAACTTGCAGGAACTGCAACAGTATTGCCAGTTAGGTCGGTTGTTAAACCACTTGGATAGTAAACAGCTAGATATGGACTTGCTGTTGCCAAGCCATTACCATTAGTATTACTGTTCCAGCTACTGATTGCTGTGCTTGTGGGAGCCAATGTCATTGGTGTATCGCCAATCACAAAGCCTGTGTCGCCACGGTCTGTGTTTAAGGTTACCAAGTTGTCAATTAACTCTGGATAACCAGGAGCCACCAACAAGTTAAATTGATACAAGTCTTCGCGAACTTCTAAATTGCTGTCAATGGCACTGGACATGGCAGCAACAACAATGGCTCGTTGTGCAGCTGTACCAGCTTTCATTGATCCGTCTGTGTTCAATCCACTTGCACTGACCCATGCACCAGCTTCTGCTGGCAAACTGGTTGGCAAACCAATACTGTTGGCACCAACATTTGGGAAACTTACATCATTGTAGTAGTTTGATCTGTACTGTTTGACATTGTAACCCGAACGACGTGTGTTAAACAATAGTGCACCACGTGGATACAAACGATAGTCTGGAGCATCTAGATCAAGATAGTTGCTGGTTAACAGACTTGTAATTGCTGGTATAGCGTCAACAATTGGATCTTTGGTACCATCAGTGTCCCAACGTGCATCAGCAAACACAATACCATTACTGGTTGTTTGATCTGTAGTATCAATTGCTGTCCAAGTTGTGCCTGTATAACGATACAACTTAGGATAGTTTGCTAGGTCATTTGAGTCCAACCACAAATCACCAGCTACCAATGCACTAGCATCGCTTTGTGTGAGTGGTTCTGTGGCAGAAACAATAACACCTGCTGGATCTGTGTTGCCTAGGTTGTAACCACGACTGTCACTGCTTACGTTTTTGTAACCTTTCCAACCATTGTTATTGATCATAACATCAACATCGGCAGCACTACTGTAATACCAGTATGTGCCATCTGCCGGTGCAGCATATGGTGCAGAATCGGTTATTTCAAGATATGTTTGTGGTAATAAAAAATCATACGCAGCTATTACGTACTGACCGGTCACTTTATTTTGTACATATCCAGAACCTACTGTAGGTTCTCCGCTCGCATCCGTTGCAAATCCTGCAGAAGTTAACGGTGTACCGCTAACATCTAACAATATTAATTGTCCACCAGTTTGGTGTGTGATTTTGATTGTGCCGTTGCTTTCGACGCTGGCTGTCACATACGGAATATTGGCAGCCAAAATATCAGTTACAAAAGAAGCAGCTGTTGTGCCCGACAAAGTGATTGTTATAGGGGCACCAACTTCTTCAATGCCTGGTGTTGTGTAATCAATACTAAAACTATTGCCTGCGGTAAATGTTGTAGGTGTTCCAGTAAATGCAACTGTTTCTCCATTGGGTTCGTTGGCAGTACGTGCTCTGTGATAGTATAGTCTAATGGTATTAGCTGTGGTGTCAGCAACGTTATAAGTTAAAATGATCTGACCTTCAGGAATGTTTACGCCTCCGCCAATTGGATCAATACCATAAATTGAATTGTTGGTATTGAGATATGCTGGCACGTTTTGTGCTTGGAAAGTACCTGTAGCTGAACTGTATTTTTTCAATACAACATTTAATCCAACACCAGTTGAACCCAGTTTCCACCAGATACTGCCAGTTGGACGTGGTTGAGAATCTGTAGTAAACCAGCCGCCACTGGGTTGTTCAGCGTAATCACCGTAGAACAAATACGGTGAGTAGTATGAGGCTGGAGTAATTCCTAATAATGTGCTAATAGTCATTGTGCCATTGGCCAATGTAACTCGACCGCTGTTAGACGCTGCTGCTGTGGTGCAGAATAATAAAAGTTTGCCACCAACTGCTGCTGCTTTAACACCTGTGATGGCAGCAGTATTAATATCGCTGGCCAGTGTGGTAACTGTTGTACCTGTTGCTGTGACGGTGGTACTATTAATTACCAATGTAGTTCCAACAGTAATTGTTGGATTAGTGATAGTGCCAGTTACAGCCGGAATAGACAATTGCCATGCAGTGGAGCCCACTTGTACCCAGGCATTAGAGCCCGGGCCGCCAGTGCCGGTTGTAACAGAATCTGTGCCAGTTTTTTTCCATAAACGAAATGCAGAAGGATTTGTAGCGTCGGCATCTACTGCCACAATGGCATGACTACCAATTGCACCAATTGATTGTTTGGGTTTTGGTACATCATAAGCATAAGCATTGTCGTTTTCAACTTGGGTAGAGTCTGTAATTATCAAAGGATTAACATGGTCAAAACCAACATCAGTGCGATTTAAACTGTAAATGCCCCACTCTGTGTTAACTGTGTCTAACCAATATGTTCCATCAGCAGGTGTGTTGTTTGGACGCACACTGGTACCAACCAGTTGATCCAAGTCAATGTCAGCACGGATGGCATACAATTGATTGCCTAGGCCCAAAGCACTATAAGCTGTCATCAATCCGTATTCGTTTAGTTCGCCAGCATGTACTGGTGTACCTGCAGAACTTAGTCGGAATGTGGGTGTACCCATTGCTGTTACCAAGTCACGTTGACTAGTAAAGCTCTGCAATTTACCTGCATTAGCTGCAGATGTACCCGATGCTACTGCACCGTTGTAAGTCTTATCTTGTGCCGTTGCCAATACTACTAGTGGTACTGATCCAACTGCGTTAGATACGTATTGACTCTGATCGTTAATGGAAATTTGAATTCCTGGGGAAACTAGTGCCATGGTTATATATCCTTTATATTACATGTTAAAGTTATTTATTAAGAAGTGACATTTTTTGGGCACAATGGTGCCCTTAATTAAGGTTTGTTATTGCGTTTGCGGTTAAATACAGTATGACCAGACCGTTATGCCCCACATGCAATGCCAGGCCTGTAGCTGTCAATTGCCATCGTGGCGAACACACCTACTATCGCCGGCAATGCGATGCTTGTTTACGTATAGGGAAAAAATTAAAACCCAAACCGCCGGCTTGGGCCCAGAGTGGTTATAAGAAAAAAGAACGTTGCGAACTATGCAACTTTAAAGCCAAGCATATAAAACAGTTATTTGTATATCACGTTGATGGCAATTTAAAAAACACCAATGCATTTAATTTAAAAACTGTGTGTGCCAATTGCACCATTGAATTGGCCACTAGTCGGATGCCTTGGCGGCAGGCTCCACTAGTACCAGATTTTTAATGTTTGTGTACAGCTCGTCGATGGTACCATTGTTGTCAATTTCATAATCAAATTGAGTGCCGACCCAAGCAGTTTCGCTGATGTGAACGCCCTGTGCTTGTAAGTATGCCATAGCAGAATGCACCTGCTGATTGGCGGCCACTGCTGAATCATACCAATATGGCAATATACCACGTTTGACCCAAACAATTTTACCGCCGGCATTACGGATGCTTGCAATTTCGTTAGGAAAACGCACATCACTGATGACAGTATTGTCGCTACGACGGCTCAGCCGTGCTTCCAAGGCAGCAATCCAGATATCATCATGGAAGGCTTTTCTGCATACTTCAGTGCCCCAATACTGTAACACCCAGCGTGGGGTTAAGTTGGGCATATTCAACCGCTTTGCCCACCATGCATCTACTTGTTCTCTCCAGGCACGGGCTTCTGGTGTGCGTCCTTCTAGTAACTCTCGGTCCCACCCAAACACAGCCGCTACAGCATCTTTGAGTGTGCCAGCAAAGCTGTCTCTGCGATAGCCGTGAAACCCAACCAAATAGTCAGCAATGGTATCTTTGCCGCTACCAATAAACCCACATACGCCAATGATCATAAAAAATGCTCCGTGTTATAGGAGCATTGTAA